AACGAGTCAAGAAATCATAGCCTTTTGGGGCTTTGACGCGCCGATTCGATGACATGGACAAACGGAAAGAGCGCATCGAGAAGTTCTGCCGAGCATACATCGCTTCGCTAAATGCTACAAGTGCAGCAATTGCAGCAGGTTACAGTGCTAAGACAGCAAAACAGCAAGGTTCTCGGCTATTGACCTATGTTGACGTTGAGAAGCGATTGGCTGAACTGTCCAAAAAGCAACTCGACAAGCTTGACCATTCGGCTCAAAAGGTCATTGACGAGCTCGGCAGGCTCGCTCACTCGAACATGCTTGATTACATCGTCATCCGAGAAGATGGTCAAGCTGATGTGGACCTCTCGAAGATCACACGAGAGCAAGCAGCCGCGATCCAGGAAATCAAGGTCGATACCACAGGTGGGGCCGGTGACGGTGAGCGTCGGCGGGTGCTTCGGACCACATTCAAGCTGGTTGACAAGGGCGCTAACCTTGAACGTCTTGGCAGGTATCACAAGCTGTTCACCGACAAGATCGAGCACTCCGGTCTCGACGGGTTAGCGGATCGATTGCACAAGATTCGGACGCGCAAGAATGGTTGATCTCGAAAACGAGCTTTTGCAGGAAGTCGGAGAGACGATCTTCGACCCTCTGGCCTATGCGGAGAGATTCTATCCCTGGGGAGAAGGCGCACTGGAGGGATCGACGGGGCCGCGCAAGTGGCAGGGAGAAATACTCGGCTATTTGCGCGACCACATTTCGAATTCGGCGACCCGGTACACGCCTTGCTGCATAGCGGTTTCATCTGGGCATGGCATCGGCAAGTCGGCTTTCATGGGCATGGTATCGAACTGGGCAATGTCGGTCTGCGAGGATTGCAAGGGTGTGGTGACCGCGGGCACCGGAACGCAGCTTTCGACGAAGACGGTGCCGGAAATCAGCAAATGGTTCAAGATGAGCTATAACGGGCATTGGTTCGACGTTCGAGCGACCAGTATCCGCAGCCTTGACAAGCAACACGAACTATCTTGGCGCATCGACTTTGTGACTTGGAGCGCGAACAACACAGAAGCGTTTGCCGGCCTGCACAACAAGCTGAAGCTGATTCTCTTGATTTACGACGAAGCGAGCGCGATTGAAGACCCGGTATGGGATGTATCGGAAGGAGCGCTCACCGATGAAAAAACGATCATTATCTGGCTTGCCTTCGGGAATCCGACCAAAAACACGGGACGCTTTCGGGAATGTTTCGGGAAGTTCAAGCATCGCTGGAAGACTTACCAGATTGATAGTCGCACGGTTGAAGGCACAAACAAAGAGCAAATCCAAAAATGGTGCGACGACTACGGGGAAGACAGCGACTTTGTGCGGGTCCGCGTACGTGGAGAGTTTCCTCGCGCGGGAAGCAGCCAATTTATTGCTTCGGACATCGTGGCGGCTGCAAGGCGTTATCGAGCAGCGGGATACGAGTCTTTACCGAAGATTCTGTCTTGCGATGTGGCCCGGTTTGGTGACGATCAGACGATCATCGGCACTCGACAGGGACGCAAGGCGGTAATTCTCGAAAAGCTGCGTGGCAAGGATACGGTCTTTGTAGCCGAGCGGGTGATTTACTGGCGCGACAGGGAGAAGCCGGATGCAACGGTCATCGACGGAGACGGGATTGGCGCGGGAGTTGTCGATCACGTCAAATACCGAGGCTTCGGAGAGCGACTCTTCGAGTTTCACGGAGGCATTCCTGCTCATGACTCAGCCCAGTACTTTAATCGCCGGGCTGAGTGCTGGGGACTACTCCGTGATTGGCTTAACGCTGAAGCCGAGATACCGGACGATCCTGAACTCGAATCTGACCTTACTGGCCCTGAATATGGGTTTTCAGCTAAGCAGCAGATCCAGCTCGAACGCAAGGAAGACTTGAAGAAGCGCGGCCTAAGTTCGCCGGATTGCGGAGACATGTTGGCGATGACGTTTGGAGTTACAATCGCGCCGCCTCCGCCGAAGCCCGAAGTCGAGATGCGGTATCCCGGTGAGCGAGAACTATCCTGGATGGCAGGATGATATTGCCGGAAGGAAGACCTTGCTTTGGGGCCGGCAAGCCATCTTCCTAGGCGCTTAATCCGACCGGGTAGCGCTGAGACGGCACTTTCGGCAATGGCCCCGAAACGCGATGCTTTACCTAATCCGCCATGAGGAGACGCCACTCAACGCCGAGAATCGCATGCGCGGATCGGAAGACCCTCCGCTCAGCGCCAAAGGCCGAAGTCAAGCAATGGCGACAGGCCGGATGCTGAGAGGCAAGTTTGATCGTATCGTGGCGGACAGTTCGAGGCGCACGCAGGAGACAGCGAAGCTGGTAGCGCCGACGCATCAGATTGAAACTGACTCGAAGCTCGGGACTTTGAACGTCGGCGAGTACAGCGGCAAGAAAGCTACTCCGCAGATGGAAGAGAAGTTCGATTCGACGTACATCGATCATCCCGAGAAGAAGATACCTGGCGGCGAATCGGTTAACGAATGGCTGCCGAAGTGGAAATCGACCTACCAGAAGTATCTCGGCGAATCGCAGCATCAAAACATCGCTTTGGTGACGCATGGCCGACCTGTATCGGCTGCTGTGCATGGTTTTACGACTGATTCTCTCAAAGAGAAGAATGTGCCAAAGCTCGGATGCTGTGTGTTTCAAGTCGGAAGTGACGGGGTGCCGAGAAAGATGAGCGTAGGGAGCGGGCCGAAGATGAACCTCTCGGCACTGGCGAGGGCCTAATGCCTACCGAGCACTTCAAATCGAAGGAAGCCTATCGCAAATGGACAGCCTATCGCCATATTCACGGCATTCCTGCTCCGAACCTAAAGACAGCAGTAATCGCTGGAAAAGCGCACAAGGTGAAGCACAGTTCGCTCAGCCGGCCGAAGAAGCAAGCGACCATGAAACTCAAAGAATTGGAGAGAGTCCGTGGCTAAACTCACAGCAGCGGCGCGTCGAAAGATACCGAAGGGAAAATTCGCAGTTCCGAGCAAGGCTCCAGGGCCGGGCAGCTATCCGATTGCCGACCGCAACCACGCCAAGGACGCCCTTGCCAGGTCATCGAGAAAAGCGGTAGCCGCCAAGGTGCGAGCAGCGGTACATCGGGAGTATCCGACCATGAAGATTAGCGCGCTTTCGAGGGCGAAGTGAACATCGAGCCTCGCAACGACTTGGTGGTGATTCAGCGCATCGACGAGCCAATCGAATCGAAGATCGGCAGCATTATCGTTCCGCAGATCGCGCAGGAGAAAGGCAGCAGGGGCCGGATCGTCGGCACGGGACCCGGCAAGTGGATACTAGGCGAATGGCGAGCGATGGGCGGCTTCTGGGCTGCCGACAAGAACGGCATCCAATGGCGCTATAGCTACCACTACGAATGGTTTCCCGGCTATTTCCGGCCGATGAGCTTCCATACCGGAGATGTGGTGCTATTCAATTCGAAGTGGAGCGAATTATCCGGATCGCATTACGACGAAGATACGCCAGTGAAATATGACCAAGGCTTGCATCTCGTCATGGAAGCGGACATCTTCTGCAAACTCGATGAAAACAGATCAAACTGAATGGTGCGTCGAGTGTAATTTTAACCCGTGCCGATGCGAAGAGTTCTCCGAACTCACAGGGTTAAAGCATGAATTTGACAAAAGCCGCAGGACACATTCGCAAACTTGCCGATTGTGCGAATTAATACGGAACTATAGAACTTATTGCCCTGACCCCAAATTCAGTGAGACCGATGAAAACTCTTGATCCGGAGACTTTTGCAGGATGGATGGTTTCGAACAAAAGACATAGTTGCTTCATTATTTTTGGCGATTTTCTTATTGGCAGGCTTTGGCATCCCGGCCCATGTCGATATGGATGGCACTTTATGCGGATAGGACGTGCACCAGAATCTCTGCTTAAATATTGGTGGAGTAGACCTTTAATGAAAGAGCTAGGAGAATTGCCCTGCGACAATGGCTCTGACCCAAGTTAACAAAGAAACCGATTCGGTCATCACGACAGCGCTCGAACGTTTTAAGCTCGCTGCCGAAGCGGACAATGAATGGCGCAAGCAGTGTCTCGATGATCTCGACTTCTCTATAGGCAATCAATGGCCGCTGACGATCTCGACGATCCGCGAGAAGGATGGACGTCCCTGCCTCGTCATGGATCAGTTGCAGCAGTCGATACGCCTTGTTTGCAACCAGTATCGACAGCAGCCTCCAAGCATCACTGTGAGTCCAGTCGGAGATGGTGCGGACGTTGAGACTGCCGACATTGTGCAAGGAATCTTCCGGCACATCGAGACGAACTGCGATGCCCAGGTTACTTACGAAAAGGTCCATGAGGGCATCGTTCGAACAGGATTTCATAGCTGCCGCATACTGAGCGATTACGTCGATGACGATTCCGACGAGCAGGAAATCATCATCGAATGGATCAAGAACGCTTTCTCGGTCTACTGGCAGCCGGGAGTGCCGCAGGAGAAGGCGCGCTGGTGCTTTATCGTCGTCGATATGCCGAGGGACACCTATAAGGCGGAATACCCGGATTCTGACCTGGCAACTTCGAGCGACTGGACGACGACCGGAAATCAGCCGCCGGAATGGATCAATCAGGACTACATTAGAGTAGCGGAATATTTCGAAGTCGAGGATGTAGACCGAGGCAAAGGCAAGCGACCCGGCAAAAAGGTTGTGTGGAGGAAGATTACCGCCTATGAAGAACTCGACAAGCGTGACCTCCCCGGAACATCCATCCCAGTATTTACGGCCTACGGTGATGACCTTGACGTGGACGGTAAACGCCATGTGGCAGGACTCGTCCGAAACGCTAAAGGGCCGCAACGACAATACAACTACATGGTTTCAGGAGCCACAGAAGCAGTCAGCCTCGCTCCCAAAGCACCTTGGATTGCGGTAGAAGGCCAACTTGCTGGTCGAGAAGTGCAATGGGAGCAGGCGAATCTTCGAAACTTCGCGGTTCTTCAGTACAAGCAGGTAGATATTGCAGGCAAACCAGCACCGCCGCCGCAAAGGAATACAGCCGAGCCGCCGATTCAGGGACTAGCGGCGATGATTGCGCAAGCATCGAATGACCTGAAAGCATCTCTCGGGCTTTACGATCCGTCGCTCGGGCAGCGCAAGGGTGACGAATCGGGTAAAGCGATTGAGAGATTGCAGGCGCAAGGCAATATTGCCACGCTGAACTACTCGGACAACATGAGCCGGATGATGAAGCGGCTTGGTCGGTCACTTCTCGAATGGATCAAGGAAATTTACAGCGAGCCTCGGGTGCAGCGGATCATCAATCCCGACAGCACGGTTAAGCATGTGGTGATCCATAATGGGCAAGATCAGGCTCAACAGGCGCAGATGCTCGCCGAAGAGAACGACATTCATAAAATCTATGACATTGGAGTTGGACGATACGATGTCATCATCTCGGTTGGGCCGACCTACCAATCGAAGCGGCAGGAAGCGGTCTCGACGCAAATGGATTTACTGAAGGTCATGCCTCCACAGGCGGGAATCAACATTCTGGACCTCGTGGTTCGGAATATGGACATCCCGCAGGCGAATGAGATGGCCGACCGGATCAAGAAAACATTGCCTCCGCAGATCACGCAGGACGATCCGGGCGATCCCGAATCGCAGATTGCAAATCTCCAAGCGCAACTTCAGCAATTCTCGCAGCAGCATCAGATGCTCAGCCAGGCTCTTCAGGAAGCTACCGAGAAGATCAAGACCAAGGAAGCCGAGCAGCAGGCCAAGATTCAGATTGCGCAGCTCGATTCGATGACCAAGCAAAGCATCGTCAAAATGCAGGAAGCAACCAAGCTTGCCGTAGCTCAGATCAATGCCTCGAAGGACGCGAATCAGAGTTTTGCCGAGAATGAGATCAAGCAGTACCAGATTATGCACGAAGCGGCGCATGATGCGGCAATGCAGGCCGAAGAGCATGCGCATGAGCAACAAATGGCCGAAAGCGCGGCCCAGAATCAGTCTCAACAGCAACAATCTGATCAGCAATTCCAACAGCAGCAGAGCGAGAATCAGCAGCAAGAGCAGCCGACAGGAGCGCAATAAATGGCCGAAGAAGTCGAAATTCAGACCGAAGAAGTGCCGCTTGACCAGGCTTCGATGGAAGAATTCAAGAAGGCTCGGGCTGAAGGCAAGGATGTTGTCACGCGAGAAGTCGTCGCCGCAGAGAAGCCCGAAAAAGAGGGAGAAGAGCCAAAACCGAAGGCTAAGGGCGGATTTCAAGCTCGAATTGACCGGCTAATTAAGCAGCAAGCGGAGACGGAGCGCCAACTCACCGAAGAGCGCCGGCAGCGTCAGGAACTTGAGGCTAAGGCAAACGGCAATCCTGTTCCGAAAACGGAACAGAAGGCCGATGAAGAGCCGAAGCGTGAGGCTTTCGACTCCGAAGCAGCCTATTTGCGGGCTTTGACCCGCTGGGAAGTTAAGCAAGAGATGAAAGCGGAGCGCGAAGCTGAAGAAAAAGAGGCTCAGGCGGCTGCCGAGAAGGAAGCGATCACGAGTTACAACCGTAAGGCCATCGAAGCGCAATCCCGATACGAGGATTGGAAGGAAGTATTCTCGCAGGACATCAACATTCCGACCATCGTCGGCGATGCGGTGATCCATACGATCAAAAACGGTCCTGATGTGGCCTATTACCTAGGGAAGCACCCGGAAATCTGCGAAGAGATGCTTTCGGTTCATCCACTCGAAGCGGTAGCGATGGCGGTAAAGATTTCGGAACAATTGGACCGCGAAGAGCCAAAGGAAACCGAGGAAGAAGAGACTGAAACGCCGAAAGAAGAGGAAAAAGTGGCCGTCGAGACGAAGCGCAAGCCTCCGGCACCGATCAAGCCCGTATCGGGCGGCACAACTCGGTCCACGATTCCTCTAGACAAGACATCGTTTGCGGATTATAAGAAATTGCGGGCGCAAGGGCGCGTGCAGTAGTCCTCTGAGCGGACTTAATCGCTCTGTGTTGCAGAAACAAACCATCCGTGGGGCGAATTCTCGCTCCGTAACCTCCTGACTCGGAAACAGGAACGGCTCACAAATAGCGTTTCTAAATTCTGAGAAAAGGAGGAATCCCACTTGAGTAACACCCTATTAACCATCGGGATGATCACCCGTGAAACTCTACGTGTGCTCGAAAACGAGTTGACATTCACGCGGCAGATCAACCGAAGTTACGATTCGCAGTTTGCCAAGGCGGGAGCGAAGATCGGCAACGTGCTCAACGTGCGTTTGCCGGTGCGCTTCAGCTATTCGAACGGCCAAGGTTTGGTGCTTCAAGACTTGACCGAAAGTTCGGTTCCGGTTGTGCTCAACACGCAGTACCAGAGGTCTTTTGCCATTACTTCTTCGGATTTGGCTCTTTCGGTGGACGATTTCCGTAAGCGGTTCATCGAGAAGGCCATGAAGAGCATGGCAAACCAGATCGACGGTGACGGTCTCTTGCTGTACAAGACTGTCAACAATGAAGTCGGCACGCCAGGAACGGTTCCCAACACGGTGCAGACCTATCTTGACGCGGGCACGCTGCTTTCGAATGAAGCTGCTCCGCTCGAAGATCGCTGCCTCGTCATCAGTCCAGCGATGAAC